ACGAATTTTATGTTCGTGTTTTTTCCAAAACAAAGGTAACCGTAACCTTTGATGAATTTTTAAAATTAAAGCAATTATGAATCCAAAGAAAAAACACCAACTAATGCATCAATTGGTTTGCATTAAAATGATTGAACTAGAAATTTACGACCAGTTAAAACCGACATCCAAGCAGATGCTGGAGCAGATAAAGTTTTGCGAAGAGTTTGTAGATAGTATTTCAGATACTTCGACCGTTCAAAAAACCACATATTTTAACGATATGGTCAAAAAAATTGAAACTATAGTTAGGAAGGATTTTAACGAAACAATGTAAAAATTCACTATCTTTGTTTTTTCATAGTTTAATTTTTTTGTTTTTAAAGTTAGGAAGCCAGTCGAAAGATTGGCTTTTTTTATTTTAAAAATTTAACACTGCATTAACATTTTGGAACACTTTTGTTCCTTATATTTGTACCAGAGTTAAGGAAGTAATTATCACAGCAAACTCAAACAACTAGAAGTTATGGAAACTATTCAAACACTTAGAAACTTACAAAATGCAGAATTACAAAACGGATTTGTAAATGGACAATTATACAACGACTTAGAAGATATGATTTACAAATTAGAAAACAATCTTTACAAAGAAATAGAAACAATACATGCAGACGCTTACGGAGCTAAACAATTAAAAAAATAAATAACAACGGTAAAGAAGAAGACAAAGAAGGTTATATTTTAGAGCCTAAAGATTTTTTTAAATTAATTAACAATTTATAATATATGCAAGAAATACAAACCCAAGATAGAGAAATGATTTTAAATAATTATTCTTTTTTTACAGATGAGCAAATTAATTACTGGCATTTAAAACTATCAAAAAGAATAGCTTATTTAAGACCTTTAAATTTAGAATTAAGTATTAAAGGAATTGATTTATTTGAAATATGTGAACCTTTAGCAAAAGAAGTTTTTGAAATTAGAGCTTTACTTGAAATATTAAAAAACTTTAAACTATATAAACAAATAAAATGACCCCTAACGAGAAAATAAACAACCTGACCACTACATTAGGAATGTCAGGTAAAAAAGCCGCAGAAGTCATAGGAATGCCTTACACCGCGTTCAGAAAAAGAAAATGCAAAACACGAAATGAAGTTTTTAGCGAAGAAAATTATTTAACATTATTAAAATTTACGAAAGATGCGAACGATAAAATTTAGAGGATTAAGAGTTGACGGTAAAGGCTGGGTGTGTGGGCATTATTATGATGACGAGATTCAAGCTTTTATTATTTCTGGAATAAATACTTACGAAGTAATACCTGAATCAGTCGGTCAATTTACAAGCTTAATTGATGTTGACGGAAAAGAAATTTATGAAGGAGATTATGTACTTCCTTTCAGCCTACAAAACAAAGTCAATAAGAGTGTGATTGTTTACGAATTCAATCAGTTTAGAATTAAAGGAAAAAGTTTGTGCTGGAATTTTGATTTAGAACAAATAAAAATTATCGGAAATATTCACGAAAAGTAAAAAGTATTTCTTATATTTGCAGTAGTAACGAAGTCGAGAGCGTTCAAAATTAAGAAATTATACATTACCCAATTAGGAAAGCCCTCTCGACACAGGCTGACTTAATTGGGTTTTTGCATTTAACTAAACAGTTTATCGGTAACTTAAAACCGTTATTATTATGGCAAAATTTGAATTAAAATTTTTAGATTGTTTTGGTCATTTTAACACAATTCAATGTAATTACTTAAATAAATGTGACGAAGAGTTTGACGAGCATTGGATTGGTATAACTTTAACCACAAATAACGGCAAACACTCTGTATCTCTTGATAAAAGTTCAGCGATAAAATTCGCTAAAACACTCCGAACTGAAATAAATAAAATTACAGAAAGCGAGGGTCAAAATGGGTGATTACCAACCTTACCACTACCAGCAAACAATCCTAGATGCGATTGCAGCAAACCAAAACAGCAAAATATTAGTACAACTCGCTACAGGAGGGGGGAAGACCATTATTTTCACTACCCTAGCAAAGCAATACGAAGGACGTGTTTTAATTTTAGTCGATAGCCGTGAACTAGTAAAGCAAACAGCTAAACACTTTAGCGATGGAGCAACTTTTGAAGCGAAAGACAAAACTTTTCCTGAAAACAAAATTGTGGTTTCAATGGTGCAAACTTTAAAAAGCCGCCTAAAAAAGCAACCAGATTTAATTTCAGATTTTGATTTAGTCATAATTGACGAATGCCACATTATTCAATATGAGGTGCTTTTACCTTTAATCAAATGTAAATTATTAGGCTTTACGGCCACACCGGTAAGCAACAGAAAAGATACCTACTATTATAGTCCAAAAGTCAAAGAGATGTTTTCAAAACCTTTTCCCGATGCAATAGAATTCACAAAGGATTTTGCAATTTCTGAAATTTTCGACGATATTATCGTAGGTATTCCAATTCAGCAACTAATTAAAGAAGGTTTTTTAGTTCCAGACGAAAACTACATTATACCAATTGATGATGATTCTTTTAACTTTGACAAGTTTGGCGAAGTATCAAATTCAGATGAGGTATTTGATGCAGCCTACCAGATGGACGTTTTGGCAAATTACCAGCACTATTGCAAGGGCAAAAAAACTATGATTTTCACGCAAAACACAACTTTAAATAAATACATTTACGATATTTTCGTAGAATCAGGCGTGCCAAATTGCTTTATGTATGATTCCGTAAATGATACAGATTTTAATCGTTCGGACGTGGTGGAATTGTTTAGGAATACTCCTGGGGCAATATTATTTAATGTAGGCGTATTTTGCAAAGGTTTTGACGTGACCGATGTTGAAGCAATTATAGTTTCAAGACGTGTATCCTCACTAGCTTTATGGATACAAATAGTAGGGCGTGGAAGCCGAACAACTGACAAACTTTATAAAGATAAGTTTATTGTAATTGACGGCGGAAACAACATTTCACGACTTGGAAAATGGTCGGACGAATTCGACTGGGAAAAATTATTTTGGGGCAAAGACGATTATAAGCCAAAAAAAGAAGCGCCAGAAGAGATGCTTAAAGAGTGCGATGGTTGCGGAGAATTAATGCCAGAGCGTCAATGCTTTTGTAAATTGTGCAACCACAACAACTGTAAAATAAAAGAGATTGTAATTGATTATGGGATTGCGGTTCAAGTTAATACAATTGAAATTGACATTAAAAAGATAATTCGCTATTCAGAAAATAAAGATAAGTTCTTTGCACTCAAGGTTTTAAATGAACAAATTTTTAGGCTTTTTAAAAATGTCGATAAAGATCAATTTGAACGCAACAAAACAGGCGGGGTTGAGCGTATCTTTACAACCCACTTAAAAGCTGGATATCTAGCAATTATACGCTCCGACTTAGAAAGCAAAGCTAACCGAACTTATGCACAACAAAAGAAAATATTACTAACAAAACTTGAAAACAAATACAATATTTAGTTGTATCTTTGTGGTTCAATAGTTTCGCTCTGACAACAGAAACTTAACAAGTTAGCCTATCTAAAGGAGAAACGAGGTCAGAGCCGTTTTAAATTTAGGTAGGCATTTTTATTTTATAAAATTATGATAGGGATTTACAAAATTACTTCACCAACAAAAAGAGTTTATATCGGGCAGAGTATTGATATAGAAAGAAGGTTTAAAGCATATCAAAACATTAAAAAATCAAAGGGGCAAACAGCAATACATAATTCTTTTAAAAAGCACGGAATAGAAAAACATATTTTTACAGTTGTTTTAGAATGTGAAATTACGGAGTTGAATGATAAAGAAAGATATTATCAAGATTTATTTCAATGCATTGGTAAAAACGGTTTAAATTGCAACCTTACAAAATCTAGCGACAGAAGCGGCAAACATTCAAAAGAATCTTTATTAAAAATGTCAGTTGCTCAAAAAGGAAGAAAACATACTGAAGAAACAAAATTGCTTTTAAGCGAAATATCAAAAAAAAGAATAATAACTAAAGAAAGAATGAAGCCTTTAACTTCTTATTGGAAAGGAAAAAAAAGAAGTGAAACAGATAAAATAAATAAATCTATAAATAGCCCTAGATTTTGGTTAGGCAAAAAACAAAGCAAAGAAAGCAGTTTAAAAAAAAGTTTAAATTCATCAAAACATAAGTCAAAAATTGTTTTAGATTTTAATACTGGAATATTTTACGAAAGTGCTAAAGAATGCTCTGTAATTAATAAAATTGCACATTCAACATTTAGGTCTATGCTTAATGGTAGACTTAATAACAAAACATCATTTAAATACGTTTAAAAATGGAAAAAACATTCTCAAAATTTAAAAATTTAGCAGCCAAAGAAAGCATTCATATTTCAATTGATGACTACATTCGTGAAGTAAAAAATGGCGACCACCAAACGCATATTTACAATGCCCGAGCAAATAAAAGCGATAAAGTAAAGTACAATGAAATAAAAAAATCATTGCCAGTAGTAACGGGCAGTTGTTTAATCAAGGCGGGCAAAGGACACGCAAAGGAAAATATTGAGCAAATGAACGGCTTAATATTACTTGACCTTGACGATGACATTGATAACGATTTAAGAAAACAAATTGACAACGATAAATATACTTTTATTTCAAATAGAAGTGTATCAGGAACTGGATTAGTTATTTTTTGTAAAATTAATAGCGAACTTTTTTTGGAATCTTTTCACGCTTTAAGTCAATACTATTATGATACTTTTCAATTACATATTGACCCCAGCTGCAAAAACCCGAATAGATTAAGATTTTTATCTTTGGATTTTGAATTATTCCACAACCCAGCCGCTGCAACTTTCAAAGCAAAAAAAGCACCGACAAAAAAAGCAAAAAAAGAAACGTTTTATTTTGCGAAAGACGATATGAGCCATATTATGGATCAAATCCAAAGTAAAAATATAGACCTTTGCCAAGACGATTATCAAAAATTTTGCGAAATTGGTTTCGCAATCGGGTCGCATTTTGGGGCTGCAGGACTTGACTATTTTAAAACAATTTGCCAAAATGGGACCAAGTACGAGCCTTCCAGAATAGAAAGACAATATGCAAAATTTTGCAAAGGTGGTAGCGTTACAATTTCTACATTCTACTACCACGCCAAAGCAGCTGGAATAGAATTATACTCTCCTATAAGCAAAGAGATTATTAAACGGGTTGCTGTAGGCAAAGCTAACAGCCAAATAATGACACCAGCAGGCGTGATTGAAACGCTTAAGATTTTAGGTACGACGACAACAGACGAAAAATTTATCCAGCAGTTAATTGATTCTAAAGAAAACTTTGCAAAAAACATTGACAACGAGGAAAATGACACTGTAAAATTAGATTTATTCATCAAAGAAAATTACCCAATTGCAAAAAACGGATTCAACCAACAATACGAATTTGAAGGGCAACCTGTAAATGATGAAATAATAAACACAATAACAATTCACGCCAAAAAGTATTTTGATTTTAAAGTTTCCGCTACTGATATTTCGCAATTAATTTTTAATTCTCAAGCCAAAACATACCAACCGATAGAAGATTATTTTAAGAATAATACAACCACGGCCACAGGCGATGAAATAGACAGGTATGCCGATTTAATTTTACCTTACAATGATTTCAATCGTTGGGCTCTAAAAAAGTGGCTTGTTGGTGCAATTCATAACTGGACCAGCCCAAACGACCACGAAGAGGTTAGTCCGTTGGTTTTGGTGCTATGTGGTCAACAAGCCAGCGGTAAAACTTCTTTTTTTAGAAACATGCTTCCCAAAGAATTAAGAAGGTACTTTATTGATGAAGCGATGGAAGAGGGAGGGAAAGACGTGCTAAAACGTATGGCAACGTCAATGATTATGCTTAACGATGAATTTGGAGGAATGGCACACAAAGACGTTAAGAATTTCAAGAAGATAACTGAAGAAAATAAAATAACCGTTAGACTTCCATACGGGCGTTTAGACGTCGATTTAAAACGTAGAACTATGTTATGTGGCACGACCAATGAGAAAAGCGTACTGAAGGACGAAACAGGCAACAGGCGTGTTATCCCGATTGAATTTGAAAGCGTCAAATATTCCGAAGCGGTGGAATTTGACAAAGATGCTTTATTAAAATGCGCTCACAATCTTTATTTAGAGGGTTTTGAATTTCGTGTATTTTCAAAAGAAGATATTGACTACCTCAATCAAAATACATTGCAAAATTTAGAAATTGAAGTATCGGAGGATTTGTTTTTCACAAGATTTTCTTTTACCGAAACTGACGAATTTAGAGAAAAAATAGTGATGAATCAAGGCGAAATTTGCAACTATATGAATCTACATTTTCAAGTTCAGATTTCAAAATACGACATAAAACGTATTTTTGTAAAGCATAAAATGGAAATAAAATCACATTGGAACGGGTCAAAACTTAAAAAAGGATACCAACTTTTTAAAGAATTTACCGTTCAAAACATGCCAGAACAGCACTTTTTATAA